AAGTGCTGGTCAGGAAGCCGTACTTCATCTTAGTGCAACATCAGCCGCTGAGGCTAATATTGCGGCTAATGCACTCGTTGTTCCTCAAATGCAGGATATAACCATCAACAACACAGTTGGTGTGTTTAGATTTAAAACTCTAGACAATACTGCTGAATCGGCTGTGACTATTCCAGCAACAAACCAAATCGCACTTAACTGTGTGGTTGACGAAACAGCATTTTTTGGCACCGGAACAGGTGGCGATGATGATGCTAAAGAAAACGGTTTGTTTGGCGTAGCAAAAAACAAGACCAAAGTGTATTTTAACGTATACTTAAATGGCACAGATTCAACTTCTAGATTTATTTCAGGAAGTGGATATGTTGCTGGTCTTGCACCGACAGTTAATATGGATAGTCCTGTTTGGGTAACACCTTGTACAATTGAAGTAGATGGTGATTTAACTGAACATACAGTACCATAAACAAGTTATGTAAGTGTGCCTTTCGGGGCACACTTACTTTTTTGAGGTAAATACAGTTATGAAACAAACAACAAAACAAAAAGCAATTGAATGGCTTAAAACTGCTAAAAAAGGTGATAAGTTTTCAATTGACACAGTTCCTCACAGCAAAAAACAGATAGAGGAACTATTAGGTATAAAGGTAGAAAAAGATGCAGATATGGGACAAACATCCGACCAAGGACATAGTGAAGAGCTTGGAGTCGGAGTTAGCGAAAGCACAGAATGAATTAAACTGTGCTAAGAATGATTTACAAAAAATAACAAACAGAGTAGCATTTTGTTTAACTGCTATTCACAGTTTGAAGAAAAGAGATATAGAGGAATAAGATATGCAGTTAGAACAATTAGCAGTCAAACCAAAACTAATCAAATTGACCATTTCTGAACCAAAAATTGTAGAAAAATATGGTGAAGAATTGGATTTTTACGTCTATGACAGGCAAAAACTGGATGTGTTTGCAAAAATGGCACACATCACAGAAGAAAATGCCATGCAATACACAGAATTACTCACAGACATGATCCTAAATGAAAAGGGAGAACCTGTTATGAGTGATGATAAGATATTGCCAATAGATGTGCTCACAGAAGCAATGAAATTGATTGGTGATGTGTTGGGAAAGTAGCAAGCCACACAGTTGATAGCACAAAACCCGCTACCCAGTGGCTACTGCTGATAGATGCATTGGCAAGAACATATGGTTATTTGCCCAGTGAAGTGCTATCAAAAGCAGACACATTTGATTTGATGGTGTTTGATGTGAGTATGGCTAATCAAGAAATTGAAACAGCCAAAGCAAACAACAAACCAATACCTTCTAAATATTACAAAAATGAAGATTTAGAAGCAAAATTAAGAAAGGTAAGAGAAAAAAGTGGCATCAATCAAAATTAACAAAAAACAAGTAGATGACTTGTTTGACACAGTTAAAGAATTACCAGGCTATGTGTTGGAAGAAGGTTATGATTATTTTAAACGCATAACACCAATCAGAAGCGGTAATGCCAAAAGAAAAACAGTGTTGAAAAAAGGCAAACAGTTTGATACCAGAAGCAACAAAATTCATGCTGATTATCCATATGCTGGTAGATTGGATGAAGGTTGGAGCAAACAGGCAAGAAGAGGAATGACTGATCCCACTTATGAACAAATGAAAAAATTTACCGATGATTTTATAAGGAAGAATTTTTAAATGGCTAAAAATATTGAAGTTACATTAACCTTAAACACCAAAAAGTTTAGTGGTCAATTAGCAAGTGCTGAAAGACAAATGAAAGGTTTTGGTGGTAGTGCCAATGTGGCAAAAGGTTCTATTATAGGTTTAGCCGCAAGATTTGCACCATTAGCCGCAGGTGCTATAGCAGTAACATCAGCGTTCAAAGGATTAGGCGCAAGTGTGGGAGCCGCAAGACAGATAGAAGACCTAGGTGTTGTGATGAGAAACATTGTAGGTGATGCTGAAGGTGGTGCACTAGCACTTGAACAAGTTAGAAAAATAGCAACAGAATTGCCATTTGCATTTGAAGAAATTGCAGGTGCAACTCCAGCATTAGCAACAGTTTCAAAAGATCTAAAAGAACTAGAAGACAACACAAGACTAGCCGCAGACATTGCCGCTTTAACAGGACTCAGTTTCCAAGATGCAAGTAGTCAATTACAAAGAGCATTCAGTGCTGGCGCTGGAGCGGCTGACATGTTTAGAGAAAAAGGTATTCTGTCAATGGCAGGATTCCAAGCAGGTGCTACATACAGCATAGATGAAACCAGAAAGAAATTACGAGAGTTTGGTAGCACTATTGAAGGTACTGCTTTACAATTAAACCAAACATTTAGTGGTGCAGTGTCTCAAGCAGGCGACAGAATGTTTCAATTCCAAACTGCTGTAGGTGATGCTATACTACCAGAGTTCACAGCATTCATTAATGAAATGGTCAGTATATTTGACAACAACAAAGAATCTATTAATGCATTTGCAAAAAGTTTAGGTGAAGGTATAGTTAATGCTTTTTACAGTATATTAGAAGTTGGTGCTGTGGTAGTTGATTATTTCTCAATGCTGTTTAGTGCATTGAAATCAGTTGCAACATTTGTAAATGAAAAGTTTGGTGATGTATTTTACACAGTGTTTAATAGTGTTGCTAAAATTATAGGTGGTGTTGTAGAAGCAGTAGCAAAATTGGGTAAAGCCGTAGGGTATCTAATTGAATTAGCAGGTGGCAGTGATGATGTTACAAAGTTTTTTGAGAATATTGAAAATGCCGCAAACAAAGTGAGAACTGGTGGAATAGAAAAACTCGGTGAAGCACTTGATGATGCTTTTACTGCCGTGCCAGTTACAACAGCACAAGATTTTGTTGCTAAATTGATTGCTGATATGGAAGCCGCCGGCATAAAAGTAGATGAATACAAAGAAAAACAAAAAGAATTATTAAAAAATGCTGAAGATGTAGGATCTAGAGCTATTAAAGCATCTGGAAATGCAATCAATGAAAGTTTAGCAGATTATAAAACAGCACAAGAAGAATTATTAAGCACATTCAGTGGTGCAGTGGAAAAATTAGGAGATGATCTAGCCACAGCAATGTTAGAAGGTGGCAACATCATGGACAGTTTCAAAGACATGTTCAAAACAATGGTCAAAGAAATGATAGCACAAGCATTGAGACTGGCAATCATACAACCAATATTGAGTTCTATATTTGGAGCATTTGGTTATGGAGTAAGTTTCACAGGTTCAGGTGGTATAGCAAAAATGTTCAAACTGCCAGCACAAGCAACTGGTGGTCCAGTTATGAAAAACAGACCATACCTTGTTGGTGAGATGGGACCAGAAGTGTTTACACCCCATGGAGCAGGCACAATATCAAATGCCGCTACCTCAATGGGCATGGGCGGTGGTGGTGTAGTCAACTACAACATTCAAGCAGTAGATGCCATGAGTTTCAAACAGTTAGTGGCAAGAGATCCTGAATTTATATACAATGTGACCAGAATTGGTCAGAGGAGGATGCCAGCATAATGAGCATACAAACAATTATAGATACAGCAACTTTTATCACCATAGATAAAAGAAAATTAGCCAGTCAAACAATATCAAGAAGTGGTAGACTGCTAAGTGCTGAAGTCACATCAGCAAGACCTTACAGATTTGTAATTGGTGTGCATGAAGGTGGCAGTTATTCAAACAGCAGAGCAGTATTAGAAGAATTAGATAGATTAGATATCACCACAGAAGAAAACATAGACATTGGTGCAACAAACAGTGGACTAAGTTATATCACAGCATACCAAGGTGATGTTGATGGTGGATCTCTCAGCATGGTAGGTTATGATGGTGCTAATTTATACATAGACGCCAGCAGTGCAACAGCAACATCAGGTAATGTGTTGTTTAAGAAAGGTGATTTTGTGCAGCCACAGGGCAACACAAGCACTTACAGATACCCTTATCAAGTGACATCAGATGTTAATGGTATAGGTGTAGGACAATCAAACGTCACAGTGCCAGTTCACAGAGGTGTTATAGATCAAACAGGTGTATCACTCACAAGTGGTGGTGTGGTGTATGGATCAAATGTA